GTTATTGCTTATATCACGAAATAAATAAAGAGTCAAGGGGGCAAGTTGCCCTGCCCCCAATATTGTTTAGGCGAATGGTGCGCCTGTTCCGGGGTCACCCAAATCACACATAACTGCAACACAACGGATTTTACCGTCGAATGTAGCAGTAACACCAAGAATGTCGATGTTATCTGCTGCAGTGTACAGCTTTGCAGTTTGACCGAACTCCTGTGCAACGGCAGAACCGCTAACATCAGTTACCCAAGTGTCTGCAGCAGCAGCGTCACCCATGTCGATTGTAGGTGAGCCTGTAGATGCGGCCTGATACACTTCGATACCTGCCATCAAGACCAGAGTGTTGTCTGGAATCTCAAAGACGTTAACGATGTCGCCAGCAGCAAGATTGGTAGATGTGAAGTCGAGTACGACCTCAACAGTCTGCATCTTTTTGCCAAGAGGGATACCAGCTACGGCACCAGTTACATTATAAGTGGTCATAAGCTAGTCTCCCTTACACATTAACAACGGCACGAACCATGGCTTCTGGACGCAGGACTTTACGTCCAAATACGTGCATACCACGAACAATGTCGCTGAAGGTTTCAGTTGAACGTACAACTTCGGTCTTCGCAATGTGCGAAGCAGTTGCAGTTGATGACATGTGGCCAGCAAGAACAATTTCTTCTGAACCATCAGTTGCCAAGCCAGACAGAGTTACTTGGTCTGTGCCGCCGTTAGAAACGAGAGCAGTTGACTTGTAGCACTGGAAGCCAGCAATGTTGCCCAATGAGACAAGACCGTTACGCAGTGGTGAAGTTGCATCGCCAGTTACCTGAACTTCTGCGAACTTTGCACCTGCTGAGAACAGTTGCTTGTACCATGCTGGTGGCGCAATGAACCAGCGGTTCTCTTCAGGAACAGACTGCTCATCTAGGGCTTGTGCCATTGCCAACATAGTGTTGACAGCAGTGTCGCCAGATGAAACAGCAAGTGCTGAACCAAGAGTACCGATACCAGAAATCTGAGCAGTTTCTGCACCAGACTCACCAGTAAGACCAGCACCTGCAGCCATAGCTGTCAAGATGTTGGCGTCGTACTTGCGCTTGAGTGCGTAGGCACCAGAAGAGGTGGCCAGAGCCTCAAAGTTGACATGTGACTGACGCTCTTCGATGTCGTCAATCTTGAATGCAAAGGCATTCGCTTGGTCAACAACCATAGTAATCTGGTCGTCAGCGAGGTCTTGTGGGTTTACCACAGCACCACGTGAGTAGCTAGATACAGTGATTGTTGGTTCTTTAATGATACGAACAGTATCGCCAAAGTTATCAATCTCGCCCGCGTAGTCGGTATTTGTAATATCTTCTGCAACCGAAGCACGACGGAAGAATTTGAGAACCTTTTGGCTAAAGATTTCCGGAGTAAAGTTACCGGAAGGCAGGTTGTTATGACCTGATGCGCTATTAAAAGCCATTGGTTTTTCCTTCCTCTATTTGAGGTTAAGAGTTAAAGTCGATTCGACCTTCTGAACGTGCCGCATCCAATTCAGCTTCTAACTTCTCGAATTGGTGTGGCTTCATCTTGCCGATTTCTGAAGCTTTCCAAATCTTCTTACCACCAGTAGCTTCCGTCTTCACGTCCCGTGCAGGGGTCTTAGTGACAGCATCTGCTGCTGATGATGATTTGGTCTTCTTCTTAGTTAAGCCTGAGTCGGCTTTGTAGAGGTCTATGACCCGTGCCGCCCATCTAGCATCCTTGTTGTTACTGTAGATGCCATCTGAGATTGATGTAGGCTGTTCTTCGAGCCAAGCCAAGAATGTTTCGTCTGACTTGATTTCGTTGAAGTCGGGTTGGAGCCGTAGCAGTTCTTCGTACGCTTTCTGCTTTTCTAGTTCCTTTTCCCGCTCCTTGATAGAACCTAGTTCCTCGCGGAGTTTTGCAACCTGTGATTCAGTTTGAATAGATGAAACAGTCTGTACCACTTCAAACACGTCGGGGTAGCGTTCTTTAAAATCTTCGAGTTCTTCTGCAGTCTTGGGTGGGGTAACACCACGGGGCATCTCTGATGCTCGTTCTGTCATTGCCTTCCTCAGACTTTCGATTTCACCCTTGAACTCTCCCACTTTGCTGTCGTAGTGACGTTTCAAATCATCGTATCGTTTTTTGTAATCGTGGGTTTCTTCCTGTTTGGATTCCACGAAGCTTTCCGACTGTTCTTGCGGAGTAGCCTCTTCGGGGTCCGCTTCTTGTGTCTCTACTGCTTCTTCCGTGTTTTCATCTTCGTCGTCATCTTTGTAGACTTCATCACGGTATTTTCCACGATATAACGATGCGTTGTTTACTGTTCCAAACGAATCGTTTGCTTTGTTGGCACGGTGGCCTCTTGCTTTTGCCATTTTGTTACCTCTATGTTAGCGGGGCTACTTTGGCTTGTAGGTAGCCGCTTCGGTTGTGTCAGGGCCGCTAGGCGGGTAGCTGACGGATTACGGTAGACCTTTTAAAACTTTTTCTGCGTACCCTTTTCCTTCGCCATACGCTGCAAGGGCAGATGGTAGTGTTTTGTGGTCTAGTAATTTTTGTCGTAGAACTAAGTCTGCAGCCACGTCATAATACTTTTCGTGGTCTTCTACGGGTATGACACCCATGCCATACCGTCCAAACTTGCCTTTTAATTCTTTGCTGGCGGGCCGCTTCTTATCGTCCCTGTATGTACCACCATAAAGGTCTAGGTTAACTTTATCGTTACCTTGCAGGATAAGAGCATCTATGTACGCTTTTGTATCCTTGTCTAACTTTTTATAGCCTTTACTACGTTCCTTCACGTCTTCTAAAGAAGATGCTGTTATTTGCATAGGGCCAAAAGCAGAAGAAGACTTACCTTTTTTGGGTCTTACGCCTGTGAATATGTAGGGCTGGTCTTCAAACCCTTTAATCTCTACGTCTTTTATAGCTTCTTTAATATCTTCTAGTCTATAATTAAAGAAAACCTCATCTTTTTTGCGGGGTGGCGGTGGCGGTCCTTGAGGAGATGGTAGCGGGGCAAGTTCGGGCGGGGATATAAACCCTTGCACATCTTGCTGGGTAAGGTCCGGTTTTTTCATCTGCCCAGAAATCAACATACCCATCGCAGCTTGCATCGTTCCTGCGGGAGCCGCCTGACCGTTTTCTTTTATGCGTTCCTCAACTTCGGGCTTGCCGCGATTGTTGATTTTCTCTAGGCGGTCATATCCAATGATTTTAGCTAGATGTGGTGCGACCTTGACTTCGCCTCTAGAAAGAGCCACGTCTATTAGTTTAGCACCTTTTCCGTCATTGTCAACTGTTATTCCACGACGGATAGCTTCTTTGTGTGCATCCATCAGCATTTTACGGATGTCATCACTTCCCGCGAACTCAACAGCGGGGCTATTAATAATGAATGTACCTTCGGGTACTGCATCAGGTTGATTGTCCGCAACAGACTCCGCTTCGGATACCTGCTCTGGTGGACGGTCTACAAAACCACTGCCGCCTTGTGCTACGGCACCGCCGGGTGCATAACCTACGCGGCCACCCTCTACAAAACCTCTTGCTCCGGGGCTTGCTCCTCCATAATCTGCTGAACCTCCCGTGTCTCCTGACTGACCTGTGCCACCGTAGTCTGGCTCATCGCCGCCAGCTTCTTGAACAGGCTGTAATCCGGCAAACGGTGCTTGATTAACAGGGGGTGGCGCAGGTTGTTGCGGGGGACCTGATGGTTCGTCCTGCTTTTCGGGGCTAGGAGCAGGTTGTGAGGCGTTCCTAATATCCCGTATAGCCTCTACAAGTGTCTTTGACCCCGAACGGGCTGCTGACAGGGCATCGTTTGCTTGGTCAGGAGTTATACCATTTTTAGCCGCTAACGCATTTCGATTAGCCACAGTACCATACGCCGAACTTATGTTGGCTGACGGACTGTAAAAGGTTCCGTTGGCTCTGTAAAAACCTTCCATTGGATTGCCCGAAACAAACGAACCCCCGTCTTCTTCGATTCGTGACCTAGACTTGGTGGGGTCGGACATGTTGTAGCCGCGAGGGTCAAAGCCCTTGCTGATAGCCTCTAGTGCCTTTACGTGTTCATGGGATAGGCCGGACATGTTGCCAGTGTAGGTTCCGGAGCCGGGGCTGCGTGTGATTCCTCTGTTTCCTATGGCTACTGCAAAGCCAGTGTCGAAGTCATTTTTGGTAAAATACTTTCCTTGCGCCGTATCGTAGAAGCCCCCGGCTGCTTGTTCAGCGGCCCTGATGTTGGCCATATCTTTGTATTGGATGCTGTGTATAACATCCGCTACCATACCCATAGGACCGTTGGGGCGATAACTCTCTTTATTAAAGGCATTCTTGACAGGGCGGCCCCCGATGAAGGAACCCGCTACTGCTCCGGGTAAGCCACCCATCAAGGTCATGGCACCCTTGGCAAGTTTATTTGTGTCTTTTTCTGTTAGCTTTCCCTTTGCAAGGCGTTCTAGGCGACTAGGTGTTTCTTCGATACCCGTACCTATTGACTTTGCTTTTTGCTCTACTTCTGTGCTGGCAGTTTCACCAAACTTAATGTCGCTGTATCTACCTTCGGCTATTGGCTGTATAACATTTTGCACCAGTGGAACCCTGTCGCTAAACTTACCGTCGGTCCCACTCATCAGGTAGTCAGAGTAGCTGTCGAAGTTTCC